TCTGCGCAGGAAATCTTTGACATTTTCCCGTTTTTCCAGCAAGAAATATATCCCGGCAAAGGGCGTCTGCCGCTTAATTCGGTGCAATGATGCTGGCATCCTCTCCCTGAACGAGATGCAGGCGCTGGTAGACGGCCCCATTGAGGTGGCCGAAAGCTGCCTGGACCCCACCTGGGCACGGGAGCCGGTGGACTGCATCCACCTGATCGTCAACGAGAAAGGGCTGCTGCGTCAGCTGCCGGACAACCCGCCCGCAACCGATCTGTATGCCTACGGTGACCGGTCCGTGATCGTCGGTGACGCTGTTCTGGTGGCCGCCCGCGATGAGGACCTGATCGGCTTCTCCAAACCGGTGTGCAAGACCATCTGCGACGAATGGAATCTCAAAATGGAGGACGACGCATGGAAAGACTGACGAGCCAGCGATGCAGCGGCATCAAGAGCGGCTACTGGAGCACCGCCAAAAAGGACGATCTGGTGCAGCGCCTCGGCCAGTACGAGGACACCGGCCTCACGCCGGAGGAGATCAAAGCACTGGAAGATTTCAAAAACGGCAAGGATGACCGGTGCCAGACCTTCAACCCGGACTAAGGAGGACAACATGAAAGCATTTGTAAGACCGCAGGCCGCGGTGGACTACTTGCGGGATGTGGGCTTTTCCATTGGCAAGGACACGCTGCAGGCCGGACTGCAGCAGCGGGTTTTCCCGTTTGGCGATTACATCAAGGCACCCGCCCCCGGCGGGCAGGACGTGTATCTGATCTATCCGGCATTGCTGGCAAAGTGGGCGTCAGAGCGCAGCCCCGTGGCAAAGCCGGAGGACGCGGAACGAATTGGAGCATGAAAGGAGCAAACACCATGAATAAAAAAACAAGTCTGTTTATCAGCTGCCCGGCGGGCACTGATCAGGCACAGATCAAGGCCACCGGCCCGGTGGGGGATATCATCCAGCTGCTTGTTGAGGCAAATGCCAGCATTCTGGCCGCCTATTTCCCGAAAAAGCGTGAAAGGCAGCTTGCGTGGACTGCCGCAATGAATGCCAAGATGGTGGGGCTCATTGCCGATCATGAGGACGCGGGCGATCCTGACGATAACGAGGAGGACGAGGACGATGAAGAATCTTAAAATCTGGGGTGCAGCCTTTTTGATGGGCGTGGGTGCCGCACGGGTGCTGGTCTGGCTTAACACCGGCATTGCCTACCTGCTTATCATGCGGGGCGGCTGGGAAGTGGCTGAGGCTGTCAAGGCCGCGCCGTGGGTGCTGTTCGCGCTGGACTTTGGCTTGCTGCTGAGTGTGAGCGGACTGCTTTCCACCGGTGAGCACTACAAGCGCAGCGCAGAGAAGCAGTGCCACAGTCTGACCGTGGACGAGAGCCAGAAAGAAAATGCCCGGCGGGGTGCATGAGAGAGTGAGGGAAATATGAAAATCGTCATTGAACGGAAACAAGCAAACATCATGGTCGATGTTGTTGCCCCTGAGGGGGTTCAGCGCTCTGATATTGCAGAGACACTGAGTTTTGCGCTGGCAAGCACGGTGGCATCGACAATCCCCCAAAATGCGCCTGCACCGCTGCGGAATGTGCTTGCGCTCGCCCTCGCTGATGAAGTGGCTAAAGCTGTAAAACAGAATTTTCTGGACACCGTTTCAGGCAAGGCAGGAAAGAGCATTTCCTTTACGGATAAGGAAGCAGATTTCATGCGCGGGGTGTTCAACCTATGACCGAGCAAAAAGAAAGAGCCTGCCCGTGCGCCAACACGGACAAGCTCAACACAAAGACATTGCACACTCAGTATACCACGAACTCCGGCTGCCTGCAATATGTGGGCGTAAGCTACTATGCCGCCGATGATCACGGGCACAAATTCCCGTCCAGCGTTGCCCTGCGCATCGACAGGAGCCAGTACGGCGATCTGATCCACTGGCTGGATTTCCACATGAAGGGAAAGGACCCGCCGCCTGCCCTGTATGCGCTGGAAATGCTGCTGCAGCATCTGGAATACCTGCGGGGTGGGCGGCACTACCTGTATAACTCCATCTACGAAATCACATGTTTGGAGGATGCTCTATGAAAACGCTTGCTGTTACTTATACCTATCATGAACACTTGTCGTCTTCGGATGCTTTGGAGGGCGTGGCGTGTTTTGAGGTCGAGGATGATGTGGCCGCCGATATGCTGGAGGTCGAAAAGCCGTTTGGATTCATTGCCGTTAAAAGCAGCCACCAGAGCCATATTGCGATGATCGTGTATTGGATCGCAGCGGCACACAACCGCTATATCCTCCAGAGTGATCGGATCCTTGATGTCGCATTAGACTGACACCTCTTTTCCCTCCAATGGCGGCAGGAGGTAAAACAAAAGCCGCTGCCAGTGTACAAAACACAGAAAGAAGTGATATCGAATGGCAACGACCAAATCAACAACACCCCGCCGCAAGGCCCCGCAGAGCGCGCAGGAGCGCCCGGCGGCGCAGATGGTACAGTTTCCCCTGGAATGCCCGAAGCCGCGCCAGATGCACCCTTCTGAAGCCGTGGTGATCGTGAGGGAAATCTCAAAAGATGCCGTGAAGCTTTTTGTGATGCCGAAGCCGTCCGCAGTACGCGGCATCCTGAATGAGACCTTTGGTTCGCTGGGCTGGGCAGAACGCCGCTATTTTGCGGATGGGCGTCTCTGGTGCGCTGTGGGTGTGTTCAACCCGTACATGAAGGATTATTGCTTCAAGGACGCCGCCGCACTGGAAGGCAAGCACCCGGGCAGCCCGGAACGCTGGAAAGAAGAAACCAGCTTTGTGGCTGCGGCAGAACTGTGGGGTGCGGGCAGCGATGTGATGGCGCTGCCCGCCATTGTGCTGCGTGCAGATCAGGTGCCCATTGTCGGAATCCAGAAGTCGGGACGCAACCCCAACGACCCGCCGCAGATAGTAGGCTATAAACTGGCATCCCCGCTCACCGTGGACAAGTTCCTGCGGAACCCGGACACAGGCGAGATCATCAGCGTGCAGTTTGTCGATAAGGACGGCCGGAAAGTCACATGGGAAAAGTGATCGGCCGGCTGCCGGTGGTGTATGACCCGGCCACCCAGCGGGTGCAGGTGGAAAGCTCTGCGGAATTTGTGGAAACCCAGATCATCCAGCGTCTGGACGATCTGGCGCACGGGCAGCCCCTGCGCCTGACCCTGACGGTGGAGCTGGAGCACAAGGGCCGCAGTACATCCCAGAACCGGCTCATGTGGGCGCTGCTCACCATCATGGCCGACGCCTACAACGCCGGGCGCACCGGCGGCGTGACCCCGGAGGACTGCTATCTGGAGATGCTGGAAAAGTACGGGGCCAAGGTGGACTATCTGGAAGTCCCGGCGGGCGCTTTGAGTATCCTGCGCGGCTGCTATCGGCTTGTCCATGTGGTGGAGATACTGGACGGCAACCGCTGCACGGTCAAATGCACACAAGGCAGCTCCACCTTCACCACCGGCGAAATGAAAAATCTGATTGACGGGATCTTTGACCGCCTTGCTGAGATGGGCGTGAATGATCCCATCGTGACTGCCTACTGGCAGGAATGGAAGGAGCCATAATGGCCAAGAGCATCATGCAGGCAGAGAAGGAGTGTTACATCTGCCGCCGCTGGTACAATGTCCGCACCGCCAGCGGACTGGAAGAACACCACGTTATTACCGGCCCGCTGCGGCCCTTTGCTGAACGCAACGGCCTGAAGGTCTGGCTCTGCCATCGGCACCATAATGAGCCGGGCTACTCGGCCCACTTTGATGCCGGGCTTGCATGGGCGCTGAAAGCGGCGGCTCAGAAAAAATATGAAGAAAAGAACGGCCCCGGCGCACACGCTGCGTGGATGGCCGCTGTTGGAAAGGACTATCTCAATGCTTAACGTTGTAGCTATCATGGGCCGCCTTGTGGCTGACCCTGAACTCCGCACCACCCCGGCGGGCGTGAATGTCTGCCAATTCCGCATTGCCTGTGATCGCAACTTTGCCCGGCAGGGTGAACAGCGGCAGGCTGATTTTGTGGATATCGTGGCATGGCGTGCGCAGGCTGACTTTGTTTGCAAGTATTTTTCCAAGGGCAGTCTGATTGCCATCAATGGCCGCATCCAGACCCGCAACTATCAGGACAAGAACGGCAACAACCGCACCGCCTTTGCCGTAGTGGCCGAAAACATCAACTTTGGCGGCTCCAAGGGCACCAGCAGCGCAAAAGTAGCTGACGGCGGCGAGGCCGCACCGCGCTCTGACGCATGGTCCAAGGCTGACCCGCCCGCCAACTATGGTGGCGTGGATGATTTTGCCGTGATCGACGACAGTGATGACCTGCCGTTTTGACAGAAAGGGATAACCCATGAACGTGAAACAGGAAAGCTATACCGTGCAGCCGCACTGGATGATCTCTGACTACCACCTGAAAGGCACCGAGCTGGATGTTTACTGCCTGATCTGGGGTTTTACGCAGGACGAGCAGGGATGTTATTACGGCTCCATCCGTTATATTGCGGATTACTATGAGATCAGCACCCGCACGGTTGAGCGGACTTTGGCCGCGCTGGAAGAAAAGGGGCTGCTGCGCAAGTGGCAGGAAGTTGTGAACGGTGTATCGGTAAACCGGTATACAGCGCTTCGCCCCGAAGTGGAAACTGCCGACAAAGACCCCCGTCATTCTGTCACCCCCGACAAAATGTCACCGGTGACAACTTGTCGTGAAGACCCCCGTCAAGTTGTCGGTCAGACCCCCGACAATTTGTCGCCCAAGAAAGAAAAAGAGAAAGCTAATAATAATACACCCCGCGCAGGGGCGCGAGAGGAGCCGGACGGTCTGACCGTGGCCGAAGTCTTTGACGAGTTTTCCCGCGGCGGCCCCGGCGGGCTGTATGACGCTCTGATGGATTTTGACCAGCACCGGCGCGAGCTGGCCAAGAAGGACAAGAAAAAGCTGTGGACGCCTCTGGTGGCGAAGAAGATCTGCACGTCCATCAAACGGCTGGTTGACGAGGCGGGCGTTCAGGATCGCACTGGGTACGCCATTGCAATGCTGAACCAGAGCATCGAAAACGGCTGGACGGGTGTGTTTGCTGTCAAGGATTTTGTGGACAAGGCCCCGGCGATACATACTGCGCAGCCCGCGCCGGATAAGCCCCGCAAAATCACCAAAGATATGACCCTTGCGGATCTGCTGGGGGGTGTGAGTGCATGAGTGCCAGCAAGATCACCACAGCGCAGCAGCATCAGCTGGCTGTGATCGGCGCTGCGATCCTTGACCCGGCGGCTTGCAAGGCCACCGTGGAACGTCTGACACCGGCCATGTTTGAGGACGGCCCATACAGGCAGTTGTTTGGAGCCATCAAGCTACGGCTGGACAGCGGTTACAACGTGGATGCCGTGATACTGGAAAAAATGCTGGGTGCTGGGTTCCGGCCGCTGATCTTAATGGCTGTGGAAACTGTGCCCACCGTCAGCCATGTGCAGGACTATGAGGCCCTTGTGCTGGAGGACTACCGCAAGCGCCTGCTGGTGGAGCTGGCCAATAGCGTGACCATGAGTGCAGCGGACGCGGACAGCATTTGCAGGGATATGGGCGAGGCCCTGAAAGTACAGGATCACCTGCGCCGGGAGAGCGTGGACGCAAACGTCAAGGATTTTTCCGAGGTCTGGGACGAAACCATGCAATGGCTGCAAAAGCCGGACACCAGCGTCAAAATGGCATGGCGCGAGTTGGACGAGTTGGGCCTGTTCGGGGAAAAGATGGTCACTGTGCTGGCAGGCCGCCCCGGCCATGGTAAAACCGACCTTGCTCTGGCTCTGGCCCTGCGCTTGAGCAACAGCGCGCAGACCTACTACCTGACCATGGAAGAAGATCGGCGCAAGCTGATGATGCGGACCATGTCCAAGCTGACCCGGATCAACAGCACCCGCTTGAGGGATCGCAAGATCACCGAGGAGGAGCGGGAAAGCCTGAACAACGCTTTTGCCCTTATCAAGGGTCACACCGGCATGATCTACGATGACGGCACCCGCATGACCGTGGACGATATCCGCGCCCGCGTCATGAAGTACCGGCCACGGATCGTCTTTATCGACCATATCGGCCTGATCGCGGACACGCAGCCGGGCCGCAAGGAATATGAGCGACTGGCAGACGTGACCCGTCAGCTGAAAGAGTTGGCCATGGAAACCGGCATCACCATTGTGGAACTGGTGCAGTTGAACCGCAGCACCGACCGGAACGGTGGAGCCAAAAAGGCAGCGCTGGGAGATCTGCGCGGCTCTGGCACCATTGAGCAGGACGCGGATGCCGTTGTGTTCATCGAGAGCGAGGTCACAGGAGAGCGCCGCCTGCAGGGGCCGAATGATTATTTTGAGGTCAGCCTGCGGGTGAGCAAAAACCGCGAGGGCGAAACAGGCCGGGTGCCCATGTGGTGGCAGCCGCAATATCATGAGTGGCAGCCTGCACCTGATCCGTCCGAAAATTACAACGAGGATGATTTTACACCCGCGGACAATGAGGCTGGCCCGGCGGGGTGGTAACGGGAGGGATAAACAATGTTGAATGCAGCATACATGGCGTTTGTTGTGATGGCGTGGGCCTTTGCCATTGCAATTGCTGGAGCAGTTGCTTTTTTCCTCGTTGAGGTGGCGCTGGAGCTCTACGAGGAACACTTTAAGCACTGGTAATGGGGAGGGATGCCCAATGACCTATGAAGAAAAAAGGAAATGGCTGCAGCGTTACAGTGCGGCCCGGCAGCTGTTTGAGTTTCGGAGGCAGCAGTTGGAAACAGCAAAAACAGATGCCGGGCGCACAACTCAGAATATTTCTCCTGTACCCGGCGGGCACAGCGATGGGCAGGCCCTGCCAAGAGCGGTCGAGCGCATCCAAGAAGCAGAACAGCGGGTAGTTGCGCAGGCTCGTATCTGTGATGAAATCCGCGAAGATATCACGGAAGCACTGGACACCCTGAGCGATCTGTGTGACCGGGACATCTTATACCGAAAATACATCAGCTTCCAGAGCTGGGGCACCATCCAGCGCGATACTGATCTATCCAAAAGTGCGGTGCTGGCGCATCACCGGCGGGCAATCGAGAGCCTGCAATTGAATAGTCAGGACTAATCTGGACAAATCTGGACTAAAATGGACTAATCTGGACTAATCAGGACTAAAATGGACTAATCTGGACTTGAATACACCTCAGCCAGCTGGTAATATTAAACTGCAAAAGCCGCAGGGAGATGGACCACACATCCACCACCCGGCGGCTTCTGTATTGCCCGGCTGCGACAGGGGAACACCTTTACCGACCAACAGCCTGAATGTACCAGCCGGGCAATTCTCATTTTGCTATCCTGTGGCACCTCAGGGGTTTCACCCCGGCGGGGCCGTGGAATAGACATAGGTCATTGTAGCATCATCTTCAGTGCGTGGCAGCATACAGCCAAGCGGGTTCCATTCCATCCTGCCCAGCAAGCTGCCGCTGCGGGCAGCTGCGCACTGACCGCGAATATCCCGCCGTTCGGATTTCCGGGCGGCTTTTTGATACCCCGGGGTCTGGAAAGTATCCCCCGGGGTCATTTTATACCCTGCCCCTTCTGACAAATACCCCGCCCCTGAAAAGAGCCCCGTGGTGTACCGGAGAGGTTGCGGGGAGCATTCAACCTGCACCGATGTGTGTGGACTTTCTTTTTACAACCAGACCGTGAGGCAGGAGGTGCAGCATGGGCAATCCGCGCTATGCAAACGGTCAGCTGCGGCGCAAGCATCGCGCACGGCTGAAGGCGATCGGCGGCGAATGCGGCATTTGTCATGGTCGTTTCGGTCCGATTCATTATGATGAGCCTTCGGATGCGCAGCACCCGCTGTCCTTTGTGGTAGACGAGATCAAGCCTGTTTCCAAATGGAGACAGTTTGGCTACCCATCCGCCCGGGCCGCTGCCGAAGACTGGAACAATTTGCAGGCTGCACACTGGTTCTGCAATGCTCAGAAAGGCAATAAAACCGCCGAAAATAGCTCAAAACAGACCAAAATCGTGCAGGTTCCGCGCGTTTCGGACGGCAGCTGGTGAGGGTGGGGAGGGTCCCCCTCCCATGCCCTCGGCGACCCCCAGTGCCGTCAGCGCCGATTTACACACAGGGGAAATTTGAAAGGGGTGTTTCTGGCCCATGGCGACCATGAAAAGCATTACGGCCCGTGGCACCCGGCTGGAACAGCTGAAGCAATTGGCAAAGGTGCTGGCAAACGGCATTGACACCTGCGAGGACTGCCGGGCGCTGCCTCAGCTGACCAAGCAATACCGGGAGACCATCCGGGAAATTGAAGAAATCGAAGGAGCAGACAATGATACGGACGAGATCGGCGCGATCCTCGCACAGCGAGAAAATGATGGGAAGCCAGGAGCCGTCCGCACGCATCGCGCCGGAGTATAAGGCCACCGATGGACAGGATGCCGTGCGCATCCTGCGGGCAGGCGGCACGGTGCTGGACCCGTGGCAGAGCGACATTCTGGACGACTGGATGGGCCGCACGGTGTCCGGCAAGTGGACCGCGCCCACAGCAGGCGGCAGCGTTCCCCGCCAGAACGGCAAGAGCCTGCTGGTGCAGGGACGCTCCGAAGCCGGGATGCTGCTGTTCAATGAGACGGTCATTTACACCGCCCACCTGCAGAAGACCGCTACCGAGACCTTTGAAGAAATGCGGGCCTTTTTTGAAAGCCCAAAGCTGCGCCGTCATGTGGCCGAGATCAAAACGGCGTTGGGCCGGGAGCAGATCATCCTGAAAAGCGGTGCCCGCATCAAGTTTCTGGCCCGTACCCGCAACGGCGGACGCGGCCAGCACGGCGACCTGCTGATCTTTGACGAGGCACAGGAGCTGGACGAGACCGCGCAGGGTTCTTTCCTACCCGCCATTTCCGCCAGCCTGAACCCGCAGACCATCTACGTGGGCACGCCGCCCGGCCCAGATGCTGTGGGAACCGTATTCCGTGCGTTGCGCAGGCGGGCACTGGACGGCGAAGCCAAAAAGGCTGCATGGTTCGAGTTCTCGGTGCCGGAGATCGGCGACGTGAAGGACCCGGAGCGCTGGGCCGCGGCAAACCCGGCCCTCGGGCGGCGCATCCAGTTCTCCACCATCGAGGGCGAAGCCGAACAGCTGGACCCGGACACCTTCGCCCGGGAGCGTCTGGGCTGGTGGAGTCCGGAGATCACCGAGCATCTGGACTACGCCATCGACCGCACCGCATGGGAAGCCTGCGCCAGCGAGGACGAGAAGCCGGAGGGCAAGACCGCTTACGGCATCAAGTTCGCCGCCGACGGCAGTGCCGTGTGCCTGTGCGGCGCGGTGATCCCGAAGGACGGCCCCGCGCGGGTGTCGCTGCTGGAGATGCGTCCTGCCGGGCAGGGCCTGGCATGGCTGGCCGACTGGCTGAACGACCGGTACGGCAAGGCCAGCTGCGTGGTCATCGACGGCCGCAACGGCGTGGACGTGCTGGTGGAGCGCATCAAAGAAGTGTGGCGTGCAAAAAATTCTGTCATCCGGCCCGCTGCAAAGGATGTGATCGCCGCGGTCAGCGGCTTTACCAATAGCATCAGCGAGGGCACCCTGACATGGTACAAGCCCCAGACGGTGCTGAACGAAAGTGCCGTCACCGCCATCAAGCGGCCCATTGCGGGCGGCTTCGGCTTTGGCGGTGACAACAGCCTGCCGGTGGAAGCCTGTGCACTGGCGCTCTGGGGCGCCAAGACCAGCCGCCGCGATCCCACCCGCAAAATGAAAATCGGTTAAGAGGAAAGCAATGCAAACTTTAAATTTTGGCTATGTGCAGGGCTTGACGCCGGAAGAACAGAACCAGCTGCGGGACCTTGCCGACGCTTACAACTACCACCAGGGCCGCAATGTTACCAAAGACAAGTATTACGAGGGCCACATTTCTCTGAACGACGTGAACCTCGGCATTGCGCTGCCGCAGGGTCTGCGCAATCTGGAAGTCGGGTGCAGCTGGGGGCAGAAAGCCGTAGATGTGCTGGCAGCACGCTCCATGTTTGACGGCTTTGTGAGCAGCGGCGGCAGTCTGGACAGCCTTGCCCGGCTGGTGAAAGATAACCGCCTTGTGGCCGAATACGCCAAGGCCTGCAGGGACGAGCTGAAATACGGCTGCGTGTTCGCCACTCTGTCCGCAGATACAGGCATCGGCTGCCGTATTCGGTTTCACTCGCCAGCCACTGCCGCCGCTTTATGGAGCGGCGAAAAAGGCCGCATCGACTGTGGCATGGCCATTATCGACACCGTGAAGGATGAGCATTTCGAAGGCATCTGGCGTCCCACACTGGTGAACTTCTACACAGATACAGACCTGATCGTGCTGCGCGGCAACGGCAGCTTCTGGACAGCGGAACGTAAGCCGCACAAAATGGACAGGCCGCTGATGGAGCCAATGATCTGGAATGCCACCAATTCCAAGCCATTTGGCCGCAGCCGCCTCAAGCGCCCCATCCGGGCACTGATCGACGACTATGTGCGCACCGCTGCCAATGCAGCCATTGCGCTGGAGTTCGACACCACCCCGCAGAAGTATGTTCTCGGCGTGACGGATGAACAGTATGACGCCATCGTTTCCAACAAATTCAAGACCTACATGGGCGCTCTGATCGCGGCCACCTCCAACCCGGAGACCGGCGAAAACCCGGAGTTCGGCCAGCTGGCACAGGGCAGCCTGCAGCCTCATGTGGAAAAGATGCGCATGACAGCCACCCAGTTTGCAGCGGCCACTGGCCTGACTGTCACCGACGTTGGTGTGGTGAACGATGCCAACCCTACCAGCAGCGATGCCATCCTTGCCCAGAGCCAGACGCTGGTACTGCTGGCCCAGCAGTTGAACACCGGAAACGGCGATGCCCTGCGCACCATTGCCTGCATGGCGCAAGCTGTGGCGCGCGACTGTGAGCTTTCCGATCTGACCGAACAGGAGACCGGCATCATGGCGCACTTCAAAAATCCGGCCATGCCAAGCGTGGCTGTGACAGCGGATGCTGCCATCAAGATCGCATCCGCCCGGCAGGAGTTTGCCGGCACGGACACATTCCTGGAGATGATCGGCTTTGACCAGGCGGACATCCGGCGCATCAAGGCGCAGGAGCAGCGCCAGCGCGGCCAGAAACTGCTGATGGAGATGGAAGATGCAGATCTCAGCGAAAACGTGGAATGAGTACATCACCCGGCTGTCCCGGCTGAACCAGAAAGCCGGGCAGCTCATGCGGGAATACATGGACACCCACGGTACGGCCAACACAGATGACCTTGTGGCCTATGCTTACGGGCTGGTGACAAAATACAGCGAAGGCAGTGCAGAGCTGGCCTGCCAGATGTATGAAGCGCTGGCCGAGGCGCAGGGCGTGTATGTGCCTGCCGCAGAGCCTGCCGAGACCGCCAGCTACAGCGAGGTGGCCCGCATGGTGAACGCCACCAAGGATCAGAACCCGGCCAATCTGCCAAACGGCGTCAGCCGTCTGGTCAAGCGTGCCGGTGCGGACACCACCCTGAAAAATGCCATCCGTGACGGTGCCGAGTGGGCGTGGGTGCCCCACGGCGACACCTGCCCGTTCTGCGTCACACTGGCGTCCAACGGCTGGCAGAACGCCAGCGACAAGGTGCTGAAGGGCGGCCACGCCCAGCACATCCACGCCCATTGTGACTGCGAGTTTGCCATCCGGTTCGATTACCGCACCACTGTGGCCGGGTATGACCCGGAGAAGTATTTCCGTCAGTACCGGGAGGCGGGCAGCGATGTCAACGCCATGCGCCGCATTGATTATGCAGCCCGGAAGGATGCTATCAACGCCCAAAAGCGGGCGGCGTATCAACTGCGACAGAAGAACCGTGGGCAAAAAGTTTTTATCACAGATCAGGCGATTCAGAAAGTGCCGCTGGTTGCTCCAAATGGAGCAAATCGCCAGACGGCTCTTTTTATACAAGAAACTCACCGTGAACTGCTGAAATTCGCTCAGTCACAAAACGACAGCAACGAAGTGGCCTGCCTTCTGGATCTGACTGCAAACAAAAGGCTTTCTTTTGTTAAAGGGAACCAGACTTCAATTGACATCGAGAAAGATGCTACATCGTATCATTGGCTCAGAAGCAAATCCCCAAGAAGCGTTATGCTTTGCCATAACCACCCCGGGCAAAGTTACTTTTCACTGCAAGATGTTGCAGTCTTTTTGAAAAACGATTCCATCGGTACAATGTCAATCGTTACCAATCAGGGTAAAGTCTGGACGATTTCCAAAACAGCCCGTTTTGATTATGATGCAGCTTTTGCCGAACTGTACAAATACCGCGGTGTATCGGGAAAGGAATGGGATGATGTTATTGACAGCTTCTTGAAAAATGGCTATACTTATGGCATCGAAAGGAGTTGATGCTATATGTTGGACGGAGATAAGCTCTCTTGGGAAGAAGGCTGGGCTTATATTGAGAAAGCATATGAGGAAGGCAAGAAACTCCGCGAAGAACGACAAAAGCAAGCCGAAACGACACAAAAATAATGCAACTTGAACCACGATGCACACGCACCGTGGTTTTCTTTTGCCCATTTTTAAGCACGATGCAGTTTTGCACCGTGCTTTTTTCATGCCTGTTTTGCCCGCATGAGGACGAAGCAAGCCCTGTGTTTCCGGCATAAATGCTGGGAACGATTCATCACGCCACGGCTGCGGTAAAGCCGGAACACCATTACACCACCGAAAGGAGTTTTATCCATGGCAGAAACTGTGAATCAGGAAACCACCCCTGCTGCCGGAGAGCAGCAGACCGAGCGCACCTTCACCCAGGCTGAGATGAATGCTATCATCTCCGACCGGCTGACCCGCGAACGCTCTAAATACGCCGACTACGACGATCTGAAAGCCAAGGCGGCTCAGTTTGACGCTGCCCAGGAGGCAGGCAAGACCGAGCTGCAGAAGGCCAATGAGAAGGCTGCAAAGCTGCAGCAGCAGCTGGACGCGCTGAACAGCGCCAATACCCTGCGGGAAGTCCGCGCCAAGGTGTCCGCTGCTACCGGCGTGCCCGCTGACCTGCTCAGCGGCGACACCGAGGAAGCCTGCACCGCACAGGCGCAGGCCATCCTCAAGTTTGCAAAGCCTGGCTACCCCAACGTCCGAGACGGCGGTGATCCGCATCACACCCCCACCGGCTCCACCCGTCAGCAGTTTGCGGACTGGTTCGAACAGGTGACCAAATAACCTTGTAAAGGAGAGATTTTTACAATGGCAGCAACCGATATCAACCGCACCACCACCATCACCCTGCCCGGCGAGGTGTCCAGCGAGATTCTTCAGAAGACCCAGGAAAGCTCCGCCGTCATGGCGCTGGCCCGCCAGATCAAGCTGCCGGGCCTGGGCGTGACCATTCCCATCATCACCGGTGACCCCGAGGCCGCCTGGGTGGCCGAGACCGAAAAGAAGCCGGTCAAGCGCGGCACGCTGGATACCAAGATGATGCAGCCCTACACGCTGGCTGTGATCGTGCCTTTTTCCAACCAGTTCCGCCGCGATGTCCCGGCCCTGTATGATGAACTGGTAAAGCGCCTGCCCCTGGCTCTGGCCCAGAAGTTCGATGCCACTGTGTTCGGCGGCGTTACCGCACCCGGCTCCAACTTCGACACCCTGAAAAGCTGCACCGCGCAGGAGATCGGCACCGACGCCTATGCCGGTCTGGTGGCCGCAGACGCCGACATTGCCGACCACAACGGCATCCTGAACGGCTGGGTGCTGTCCCCCAAGGGCAAGGCTCTGCTGCTGAATGCTGTGGACGGCAACAAGCGCCCGCTGTTCATCAACAGCGTGGCCGAGGGCGCAGTGCCCATGATCCTGGGCTCCAAGACCCTGCAGAGCAAGGGCGCTTATATCGCAGACGCCACCGCCGCAAAGAAGAACGTCGTCGGCTTTGCCGGTGACTGGACGCAGGCGATGTACGGCACCGTGGAGGGCGTGCAGATCGCCATCGCAGATCAGGCCACGCTGCAGGATGGTGAAAATACCATCAACCTGTTCCAGCAGAACATGTTTGCCGTGCGTGCCGAGATCGAGGTGGGCTTCCGCTGTGACACCACCGTGTTCAACAAGCTGACCAAGGCGGCGGGCTGATGGTGGAGTTCATCAATCAGCTGACCGGTACGGTCATGTATGTTGCGGAGGAACGCGCGGCAGAGTACGCCGCTGCAGGCCATAAGCAGGTGGCGCGGGATCCTCCCGCAGCCGCTGCGGCTGAAAAGCCCAAAGCCGCCCGCAAGGCCAAAGCAAAGTGAGGTATCTCCATGGCTTACGCTGAAGTAAAGGACGTTGAAGGCGGCTTCCGGGCACTGTCCAAAGATGAACAGACCCGGTGCGCCGCGCTGCTGGCCGAAGCTGCCGTCATCATTGATGCCTACAACCCGGATGCAGGGGCGGACGCCAAGAAGCTGGTCTCCTGCCGGATGGTGCGCCGTCAGCTGGGCGAAAGCGACAGCGAGGGCGGGGTCTCCTTCCCCATGGGCTCCACGCAGGGCACGGCTACGGCGCTGGGCTACAGCCAGAGCTGGACGATGAGCGGCGGATCTTCCGGTGAGCTGTATCTTTCCAAGCTGGAAAAGAAGCTGCTGGGGGTTGGCAGCCGCATCGGTGCCCGCAGCCCGTTGGAGGACTTATGCTGAAAGGAATCGACATCACCCTCTATACCAAGACCCAGACCGGCGAGGACGGCTTCCACGACCCCATTTATGAGGAGACGCCAGTCACCATACACAATGTGCTGGTGGGTGAGCCCTCTGCCGAGGAGATCACCACCGAACTGCAGCTCACCGGGCGGCGGCTGGCCTATACGCTGGCCATCCCCAAGGGCGACACCCACGACTGGACGGATGCAAAGGTTGGGTTCTTCGGCCAGACTTTCCGCACCTGCGGCGGTGTCGTGCAGGGCATCGAGAGCATGATCCCACTGCGCTGGAACAAGAAGGTGCAGGTGGTGCGGTTTGAGTAAGGTCAAAATCGATCTGAACAGCCCCGGCGTCCGCGCCCTGCTGCGCTCCCCTGAAATGCAGGCCGTGCTCAAGGCCCGCGCCGACACCGTGAAAGACCGCTGCGGCGACGGGTATGAGGCCTATGTAGCCCAGACCCGCGCTGTGGCCGTGGTGGAGACCACCTCTGCAGCTGCCTACACCGACAACTCGGCCAACAACACGCTGCTGAAAGCCGTTTCTTCCAGCCGTTCCGGTGCGGTGGTGCATGAGCACAAGCGCCACCTGAAGGACGGCAGAGTGATCACCGTGAGGAGCTACCAGAGAAAGAAATGATCGAAGAAATCATCCTGAACTACCTGCGGAAAAATGCTTTTCCCTGTTACATGTCCATGCCGGAGAACCCCTCCGGCAATTTTTGTATCCTGGAAAAGACCGGCGACAGCCACGACGAAGGCGTTTACACAGCCACGCTGGCGGTGCAGTCCTACGGCCGCAGCGACTTTTCTGCTGCCCAGCTGAGCCATTTTGTGGTGCAGGCCATGCAGGCTGCCGACACGCTGACCGAGGTCGTCTCCTGCGACCTTGTCACTGAGTACAATTTCCCGGATACCACACGCAAACGGCCCAGATATCAGGCCGTTTTTTCTGTTACACATTACTGACGAAAGGAAGTATCTCTATGGATGCAAAGAACGTAACTGCTGCAAAACCCAAGGTCGGCGGCGCGGTCTGGCGCGCCCCGCTGGGCACCCCGCTGCCCACGGACGCAAAGTCTGAGCTGGACAAAGCCTTCCAGTCGCTGGGCTACATTTCCAGCGACGGCCTGACCAACTCGAACTCGCCCTCCAGCGAGAACACCACCGCCTGGGGCGGTGACACCGTGCTGACCCAGCAGACCGAAAAGCCTGACACCTTCGCTTACACCCTGCTGGAAGCACTGAGCACGGCTGTGCTGAAGTCCGTGTACGGCGACGACAACGTCACCGGCACACTGGAGGCCGGCATCACGGTCAAAGCGAACTCCTCCGAGCAGAAGGACTGCTCCTGGGTCGTGGAGATGGTCATGAAGAACGGCGCGCTCAAGCGCATCGTCATCCCGGACGCCGCCGTCACCGCGGTGGGCGACATTACCTACTCCAACGGTGCGGTGGGCTACAACACCACCATCACCGCCGTACCGGACGATAAGGGCAACACCCACTACGAGTACATCATCGCGGCAGAAGCAGCTCAGTCTGCCAGCGGCAGCAAGGCCGTGACCCAGTCCGTCAAGAACACCGCAAGTAACAAGGAGGCACAGGCATGATCACTGCAAAAACGAACGATGGCTTTGAAATCGAGCTGGACGAGAATTTCCTGGACGACGCGGAAATGATCGAAGCTATGACCAGGCTGGGCAAGGACCCCTCGGCCTTTTTTGTCCTGCGCGACCGGATGCTGACGCCGGAGAACAAGGCGCGCCTGTACGACCACCTGCGCAATGAGAAGGGCATTGTCCCCATGAGTGCCCTCGACAAGGCGCTGAATGAGCTGCTCACCAGCTTCAAGGCCGGAAAAAACTCTGCATCCTCGCCGAACTGATCGCGTCGGACGAGGATGCCCTCATCTGCGATTTTGCGCAGTATTACCATGTGCTGAGCTGGCGCAGCCTGCCGCTGCGTCTGGCGGCCACCCTGGCCGCCGGTCTGCCGGAGGACAGCCGCAGCCTGATGCGGGTGCATGGCCGGACCGTGCCCTTTTCCACGGAGCTGCAGGCTTATGCTGCGGACCGCCTGACCCAGGTGGTCTGGTGGCTGCACAGCGATGCATCGAAGCCGCCCTCTGTGGTGGCCGACCTGATGGGCATTTCCGCCGGAGACGACGGCAATGTGCAGAGCTACGACAGCCCGGAAGCATTTGATGCCGCTCTTGCGGCCCTGAAAGGAGGTGGTTGACAATGTCGGAAGGCATTGAAATGGCGAAAGCCTATGTGCAGATCGTGCCCTCGGCGCAGGGCATCCGTGCTGCGCTGACCGACGTTTTCGGCGAGGAGACCGACGGCCTGGGCGAAAAGACCGGCCAGAGCATCGGTGCCCAGCTGGTGGGCACGATCAAAAAGGTCGTGGCTGCGGCAGGCATCGGCAAGCTCATCTCGGAATCCCTCAACCTGGGCGGTGCACTGCAGCAGAGTATCGGCGGAATCGAAACACTGTTTGGCGCAGGCGGCCGCAGCATCGAAGAATACGCCCAGTCTGTGGGCAAGTCTGTGGACGAGGTCAAGGATGAATATGCATCCCTGATGCAGTCCCAGCAGATCGTGTTCGACAACGCCAAACAGGCCTACAAGACCGTGGGCCTGTCCGCCAACGATTACATGGAGCAGACCACCAGCTTTGCAGCCAGCCTGCTGTCCAGCGTAAGCCACGACACCAATGCTGCAGCCCAGCTGGCCAACATGGCCATGGTGGACATGGCTGATAATGCCAATAAGATGGGCACGGATATGCAGGATATCCAGAACGCCTATCAGGGCTTTGCAAAGCAGAACTATACCATGCTGGACAACCTGAAGCTGGGCTACGGCGGCACGCAGGCTGAAATGCAGCGCCTGCTGAAGGACGCAGAGAAGATCTCCGGCGTCAAGTACGACCTGGGCAACCTGGCCGACATGTACAGCGCCATCCACGTCATCCAACAGGAGATGGACATCACCGGCACCACAGCCAAGGAGGCGTCCACCACCCTGACCGGCAGCTTTGCTTCCATGAAAGCCGCGGCTGAAAACGTGCTGGCAGCGTGGTCCACCGGTGCGGACCTGACAGAGCCGCTGCAGGCGCTGGCCGACACGGCGCAGACCTTCCTGGAGGGTAACCTGCTGCCCATGATCGGCAATATGCTGCAGGGCATCCCGCAGCTGGTGTATACGCTGGTCCCGACGATCTTGCAGTCCGGCACCGATCTGCTCAACTCGCTGGCCGAGGGCTTTGCGCAGGGCATCCCGGATTTTCTGTCCAATGCCCTGCCGCAGCTGCTCTCTTTCACTGAGGAGCTGCGCGCCAACGCGGGCGAATTCGTGAATGCGGGCCTGAACATGATCACCCAGCTGGTGAACGGCCTGATCGCGGGCCTACCGGACCTGATCGCCTATGTGCCCGATATCATCATCAACATCTGCGGCATCATCAACGACAACATGCCGAAGATCCTTGCGCAGGGCGTCTCGCTCATCGTGCAGCTGGTGGTTGGCATCGGCAAGGCGGTGCCCGACCTGCTGGCAAACTGGAAGAAGATTTTACAGGCGGTGCTCTCGGTCATTTCGGCCGTCAACTGGCTGAACATCGGCAAGAGCCTGCTCACCCACATCGCAAGTGGTGTCAAGAGCATGGGCTCCAGCCTGCTGGCGGCCTTCAAGGGTGGCTTTTCCAGCGCCCTGAAGTGGCTGTGGGAGCTGCCCGGAAAGTTGTTCCAGCTGGCAAAAACCGCGATCCAGAACTTCATCAACGGTCTGACCGGTGCTGGGTCGGTGGCCACTGCTGTCACGGCAGGCCTCGACCTGGCCGAGACCGCCAGCGGCGATGATTCCGGCCTGAATGACTGGATCGGCGCGAACTCCGACCTCGCCGACAGTGCCCAGGATATGGCGGATATCGCTATCCCGGCCTACACCAAATCCGGCGACGCGGCGGCCGCATCCAGCAAGAAGACCAAGACAGCCGCGCAGAAGGCAGCGTCGGCGGTCGAGTCCTACTCTGACACCGTGACCGAAATGCTGGGCAAGGTCACCCGCACCACCCAGACCACGAACGAACTCCTCTCCGACGGCACGCGTCAGCAGAAAAAAGTCATCACCGAGACCAGCCGCCAGATGGTGAATGGCCTCCTGAAGGACATCAAGACGGTGACGACCATCGGCGCGGACGGCAAGAAGACCATCCAGCAGACCATGGAGACCGTCCGCGAGACGGCCCTCTCGGTCACTTCGACCTTTGATGCTGTGGTGGACGGCATCCAGACCAACACCAAAACTGTCACCGAGACGCTCACCGACGGAACGACCCAGCAAAAGCAGGTCATCACCGAGACGCAGACCGAGGTGCTGAACGGGATGCTCGTGACGGTGGAGCGCGCCAGGACCATTGCCGCCGACGGCACCGAATCCGTTGCTGAGACCATCAAACGGGCCAGTGCTGACAGCTTTTCCGGCCTGACGAAGGGCTGGCAGGAAGAATCCGAGAAGGGTGTGCTGGGCACCTTCGACACGCTGGTGACAGCGGTGAAGAAGCAGGACTGGCAGTCCGTCGGCAAGTGGGTGCTGTCCACCCTGTACAACGGCCTTGCACCGGAGACCAAGCAGCTCATCGACGACACCGGCAAGGCCCTCATCCGGCAGGTGAACGGCGTGCTGCAGCAGGGCGTCAGTCAGTTGGCAAACGGTGCCTGGAAACTGGGCGGCCAGATCTGCGACGGTCTGACCAGCGGCCTCGGAGAGGTCGTCAGCCGCTTCTCCGGCCTGGGCGGCACCTTGACTGATATCTTCTCCGGCCTGAAGGCTCCGCTCACCGCGGCGGCCACGGCCATCAGCAAGGGCCTGCAGGGCGGGCTGCTCTCCAGCTTCCCGTCCATCCTCGCATCGCTGGGAAGCCTGATCGGCTCCATCGGCTCTGCTTTTGTGGGCATGCTGCAGGCCATCGGCGCGGCGCTTTTCCCGACGGGCTTCGGTGCCCCGCAGGCGATTTTGATGATCGCAGCCGGTGCAGCTCTGGCGGCCACCATTGCGGCCATCGTGGCCAGTATCGGCGGCTCCTTTAAAAAGAGCGCCATCAGCACCGGCTCGTCCGGCACCGCAGGCAGCACCGTCACCGGCGCGTCCTCCTCGCTGTGGGACTACGAGAAGACCGCGCCGCTGCCCCAGCGCACCCAGCGGCCCAACGTCGAAGTGAACCAGTATATCTACAGCAAAGCGCAGACGGCCGCCGACCTGATGCGTGAAGCGCAGTATGAGCAGGAAAGGGCGGTGCTGCAGGGTGTTTGATGCCGTTTTTACCACCAGTGACGGCCAGAGCTTCGCCTTTGGCTATGCTGCCGGTGTGCTCTGGAGCTGTGACCCGCTGGGCGACCTGCCCGTGGATCTGGAGACCAGCCAGGGCTACCAGCAGGTGGGCGCGACAGTGGAGAGCCGGAGCATTTCCGGCGTCACCCGCACCATCACCGGCCGCATCCTGCGCAACGCCGATTGCTGCAAGCGTCAGCTGCGAGACATCTTTGCACCATCCGTCACCGGGCGGCTCACCGTGGCCGGGAAGTATTACTGCGACGCCGAGGTGCAGCGCTGCCCGGCCATCAGTGCTGCGCTGCGCTGGCCGACGTTCAGTTTTCAGCTGTACTGCCCGAACCCCTACTGGCACAGTGTAACCGAAACGCTGGCCGCGACCATTAAGGTGACGCCCGTGTTCCGGCTGCCTGCGTGCTACACCTCGCACCAGTACGGCATCCGGGAGCAGGCCAGCTACATCCGCATCCTCAACGATGGTCTGGACACCCAGAACTGGAAGCTCTCGCTGACCGCCCGCGGCGATGTGGTCAACCCCGGTGTCATCAACCCGGAAACGGGCGAATCTCTGCGCTTCGTCACGACCCTGCAGGACGGCGACGAGCTGCAGGTCTACCGGGAAAACGGCCAGCTCCGGGTGGAGCAGGTCATCGACGGCAAAAACTACGACGTCTTTGCCGTGCTGGACGAGAGCAGCGACCTCTGGACCGTATATCACGGGGCGCAAGCATGGCAGCGTACAGCGGATTCCGGTGACAGCTGGCTGTTTCTGTCGCTGACCATGCACGCGGCATTCACTACGATCATCACGGAGGAAACCCATGGCTGATATTACATCCGCCCTGACAGTATCCGGGCACAAAAGCATCTGCGTTTACAATGCCCAGCTGCAGCCGCTGGGGCGCATCGAGAGCTGGGTGTCTCTGGTGTGGCCGGAGCGCTATAACGTCTACAGCAATGTGCAGGGGGCCCAGCTGGAGCTCCACGACACCACCGCCCTGCAGGCTCTCTGCCGCCCGGACCGGTATCTCTGGCTGGTCGGCAGCGACCGGCTCATGCGCATCGTGTCGGCCCAGAAAGCCGACCGCAAGCTGGTCATCTCCACAAAGGATGCCGCCTGCATCCTCGACGAGCGGATCAGCACGGGAACGCTGAGCAGCGTTGCCGTGGAGAACACGCTGCGTGGTCTGGTGTCCGGGACCGCATGGCCCTGTCTGGAACTGGGCGACGCTGCAGACCTGACCGACACCTACACCGGCGAAGTCAAGCCCGGCAGCCTGCTCTCCATCGCCGAGCAGGTGTGTCAGGAGCTGGACATCGGCTTCCGGGTGCGGTTCGACCAGCCGCAGAAAAAGCTTCTGTTTGAGCTGTACCGGCCCAAACTGGACCCCAACGCCCGGTATGCGCCGCAGTACGGCAACCTGACCGACCTGACCTACACCGAGAGCATCACGGACTACAAAAACATCTGTACGGTCGTGGGCGCAGACGGAACAGTGACCGTCGGGGCTACCGGCAACACCGGCGCGGCCCGGCGGGAGATGCTGCTGGACGCCTCCAGCAAGAAAAAAGAGGACAGCCAGTCCCAGGCGGATTACCTGGCAGCCCTGCGCACGCTTGGCGAGCAGGAGCTGGCAAAACACCAGCGGCTGGAAAACTTCCGCTTTACCCCCACCGGCCCCGTTACCGTGGGCAAAGTGGTGGCGGCCAGCCTGCCCGGCACGGATATCCAGGCGGCGGCCCGCATCACGGCAGTCACCCTGCAATCTCAGAAAGGCGAGAACTCGGTTACCACCGAGATCGGCACGCCCATCCTCAGGAGGAAAAACACATGAGCATCATTACCTATCCGCTGGACGGTGTGACCTACAGCGCCGAAGATGTGGCCACCTACCTGTGCACCCGCACATCCGGTGTCTACGCGAAGAACAGCAATTTCGCTGCCAGCATCACCGGAACCCGGCAGGTCACCATTGCGCCGGGCCTTGCCTGGATGAACTACGACGACTTCAAGGGCGTGTCCGTCTGTAGCCGGGAAGACACGGTGCTGACTGTACCCGATGCCGACAACACCCTCAACCGGGTGGACCGGGTAGTGCTGCAGTTCGACACGGCATCCAACCTCACCGCCATCCGGCTCAAGACCGGCACGCCTGCCGTGGCTGCCCAGCCGCCCGACATTCTGCAGACCCACAACCAGTATGAGCTGGGCCTGTGCACGATCTCTGTACCCGCAGGCAGCGCCGCTATTTCAGCCGCCGACGTCACCGACACCCGCGCGGACGAGACCGTCTGCGGCGTCATGCGGGACGGAGTGACCAGCATCCCGACAGCGCAGCTCATCGCCCAGTGGCGGGCGGCGCAGGCGGCACAGGAAGCGGATGCCCGGCAGCAAACCGAAAATCAGCTGACGGCGGCTCAGCAGAAATTTGATGCTCAGATGTCCACCATGCAGCAGCAGTCCGGTGAACTGAGCGCTGAGATCAAAAAGCTGCAGGACGGCGGTTTTTACACCAAAGAAGAAGCAGACGCAAAGTTCGGCAAGCCCTACACCCTCCCCGCCGCCACATCCACAGCTCTGGGCGGTGTCAAGCTGAGTGAGGATTTCACAGCCGACGAGGACGGCACACTGCATCTTGCAGGCGGTACTGCCCTGGGCCCTTACCCCGTGGGCAGCATCTACCAGAGCACCGATGCCGCCAGCCCTGCTGCTCTGTTTGGTGGAACATGGGAACAGATTGCATCAAATAGAGTTTTGATGGGCACAACTGATTCATCAAAAGCTGGTTTTACTGTAGAAGCTGGGTTGCCTAACATTGTATTTAATCTAAACGACAACTATTTCGGCGAATCCCCAACGGGTACAGGAGGGGTGTCTGTGTCAGTTCGAGGTAGTACACATCTTCGCTCTGGTGGTAATATGCCAGCTGCATATGGAAATGTGTCGTTTGACGCATCTGGTTCCAGTTCTATCTACGGCAATAGTAGAACTGTTCAGCCGCCTGCCTACTATGTGTACATCTGGCGGCGGGTGGCGTAATGGAAGGAGGAATGAAGCATGAAGATCATTGACGAGACCGGGGCGGTCATCACGAACCCCGACCTGACGGCGGGCTATCTTGCCGCCGACACCGAGGCGGTGGAACACCCGGCGCAGGACGCCGTGGAGGAGTTGAGCCACTACGAGACGGTGGCAGAGTACCCCAACGGCGGCAAAGACGTGCGCAAGGTCATCGACCGTGCCGCCGTCCCGGCAGCGCCCGCGTGGACCGAGCAGCTGCCCATCCAGCGGTACATCCGCTACACGGCGGAGGAGCTGGCCGCGCAGGAGGAGGCCCGCAAGCAAGCCGAGCAGATGGCGCAGCTGCCCACCACCGAGGAGCGTATCGCGGCGCTGGAAGCGGCCATGCTGGACCTGCTGGCCGGAGAGGAGGGGTGATACATGGTCAAGTTTTATGTGACGCAGATCAGGCTGCACCAGTTCGACGGTGCATTTACCATCGAGGACGTGCCTGCAAAGTGGCGGGCAAGGGTACAGGCGGCATTGGACAAGGAGGCTGACGGCAATGGCTAAAACCATCATGGACGTATCCAAGCATCAAGGCGTCATCGACTGGGCAAAGGTCAAGGCCAGCGGCCAGATTGACGGCGTGATGCTGCGCGCCATGGGCAACAGCGCAGAGGGCAAGCCCAGCAAGCCGTACACCGACCCGCAGTTTGCCCGCAACTATGCCGAGTGCAAACGGCTGGGCATCCCCTGCGGCGTGTATGGCTATTTCAAGGCCACCAACAAAGCACAGGCCGACAAGGAGCTGGCCTATTTCCGCAAGCTGCTCACCGGCAGAAGATTTGAACTGCCGGTGGCGGTGGACATTGAGGACGAGGTGCAGCAGCCGCTGGGCAAGGCTGCACTGACCGACATTGCCGCCCACTGCCTGAGCACGGTGGAAAGTTGGGGCGTGTATGCCCTGCTGTACACCGGCCTGTGGTTCGGCCAGACATATCTCTACATGGGCGGTGCCGCCCTGAAGGCTTATGATGTCTGGCTGGCAGCCTACCGCAGCGTTAAGCCCACACCCGGCTGGCCCTTTGGCATGTGGCAGTATACCAGCACCGCACACGTCCCGGGTGTTGTAGACGCCACCCCGGGTAAGACCACTAATGTCGATTTGAGCCGCGCATACAAGGACTACGCCGGTATTATCCAGCGCGCCGGGCTGGGCGCGGTGAGGGGGTGAGAGCAATGGAGAGCATTTTGTCTGCGGTCATCGCCGGTGCGGTGACGCTGATCGGCGTGCTGATTGCCAACAGCCGCAGCCAGGCCGTAACCGACACGAAGCTGGAGGAGCTCACCCGCGAGGTGCGGGAACACAACAACTTCGCCCGCCGCGTGCCCATTCTGGAAGAACAGATGAAGGTGGCGAACCATCGCATCGCTGATCTCGAAGAAAACGAGAAGAAAGGAATTTGACC